CTACAACGAACAAGGTGAACTGATCAGCTGGACTATCAAGCTGAAAGATCACGAATTGAAAGACATCATGGACAACTACGTCACACCTCGTGACGAGAAAGGTCAGGGCGGCAACGCTCGTATCAAGTTGTTCATGAGTAAGAACGGCAAAGCCTGTGGCTCCGTCTACAACTTCAACAGCGAAGCTGCGAAGGAGAGACGAGCGGCTGCAATGGCTCGCCAGAACGAGCAATCGGACGGAGATCTTCCGTTTTGATTTTGGTTTATGTTAGGTTCGAGACCCCGCTTCGGCGGGGTTTCTTTTCCCCAAAAGAATTAGAAAATGGATAAGTATAAAAGCAAGAAAATAACAACCACCCTGTTCTTTGCCTTGATCTTAGCAATCATTGTATGTGTGTGTAGCTTCCGCTTCCATGTATGGAGACTACAGCACCCAGACGCTCCGACTTGGACATACTTTTTTCAAAAGAATTAGAGAGATGGAGCCGCCGATGATATACTACATGATCGTGCAGCTCTCGTATAAGAAGAACCGCAGCACCTTCAGCGCAAAGGAATGGGTGGTCAGTATCCACGATACACCCGGAGGCATCATGAACAACGACAAGAAGATGATGCGTATGCTAGAGGAGAGACTGTACGGTAAGAAGTACAAGAGCAAGAAGCAGATCATGATCAAGAAGATCTTAGACAAGACACCCCTAACACGTCAAAGTAAACAAGCATTGAAATGAGTTACGATAACATAAACCCTGATCACTACAAGCAAGGAGATAAAGAAGTCTGGCAGATGATGATAGACTGCTTTGGAGAAGAAGCATACATCAGTTTCTGTCGCCTGAATGCATTCAAGTACCGGATGAGAGCGGGTAGAAAGCCCGACTCGAATGCCCACGACGACTTTCATAAAGCGCTTTGGTATGAGAAACAAATCGAAGAGCTATGCAAGTAACATTCTTCAAAGACATTAAAGCGCCTGACGAGCCACACCACGTTGATGTGACCACGGCGCTCAACCGTATACGTGATGGCAAGAGCAGACATCAGATCGAAGAGTACAGAACTTCGGGGGACAAGTCCCTCAAGAACAGCCTCCCGCTCGTATGCTTCAGCGGTGAGTTCACTCGCAGGGCAGATGATGCATTGTTCGAACACTCTGGACTCATCGTCTTGGACTTCGATCATGTGGACGTTAACGAGAGCAAGGGCTTTGTCGGTGCTGACGATCACGTCTACGCTTGCTGGACTTCACCATCTGGTGACGGACTCAAGGCACTCGTCAGAGTCACCAACCCAGAGCGGCACCGTGATCACTTCCGAGCGCTCCGCACATACTTCGAGAAGCAGTACAACCTAGAGGTTGATGAGTCAGGCATCAATGAGTCTCGTGCATGCTTCGAGAGCTATGACCCTGAGATCATTGTCAACCCATCGAGCCGACCCTTCGGTGCCTTTGCATCTGAGAAATCAGAGAAGCAAGTAGTCGAGGTTACTGGTGAGTACACAGACTATATGAAGCTCAACCTCGCTGCACGTATGATACGTCAGGCAGAGGACGGGCAGAAGCACGCAACACTTCTTGCAGCCGCGAGACTGTGTGGTGGATTTGTTGCTGCCGGACGCATGGAGGAAGAGGAAGTTATCAGAGTTCTATTCCGTGAGATAACCAAGCGTGACGTTGATGACGAGCAGCATGCCAGAAGAACGATCATCGAAGGGATTGAGAGGGGTAAGCTGGACCCCCTGCGTGACACCATCGACGCAGAGCAGGACGCAAAGCGTGATCTCCTGATCAATGACGGTGACATGTCGTTTGTCTCATCAGATGATGAGGACTTCCGTTGGATCGACGACTACGCACAAGGCAAGATCGAGGTAGGGCTGGACACTGGTGACGAGAACTTCGACCAGTACTTCCGCTACAAGAAAGAGTTCCTAGTGATGAACGGGCATAGCAACGTGGGCAAGACTACAGTCGCCCTGTACCTGATGGTCAACGCAGCCATTCGTCACGACTGGAGATGGGTGGTGTACTCATCAGAGAACAAGACTGCCTCCATCAAGATGAAGCTCATGGAGTTTGCTTGCAACAAGAAAGCCGGTATGATGTCATACGCCGAGCGTAAGTTCGCATACAAGTGGGTGCAGCAACACTTCACTGTCATCAGCAACCGTGAGACCTACACCTACACAGACATCATGGTTTTCTTGGAGAAGATCCTACGTCAACAGGATGCAGATGCTGTATTCATTGACCCTTACAACTCACTCAAGGTTGACCCCGGCAAGGTGAGTGAGCACCAGTATCACTACGAAGCAGCGTCAGAGTTCTTGACATTCAGCAACAAGCATGACGTTGCAGTGTGGCTCAATGCCCACGCAGTGACCGAGGCTCAGCGCCGCAAGGGTGATGACGGGTTGCCAGTAGCGCCATTCGCTGAGGACACTGAAGGCGGTGGTAAGTTTGTTAACAGGGCAGACTGCTTCATCACTATCCACCGTAAGGTCCAAGCTCCTGACAATGACATGAAGCGCACCGCAGAGATCCACGTTCGCAAGGTGCGTGAGACGGAGACCGGAGGTCAGCCTACACCGTGGGATGATCCTGTTCGATTCCGCTTCAATACACAAGGCACAGGCTACCGCTTGACCAGCACGTTCAAGGAATTGTACGATCCAATCGAGCACATTCCAGATGAGCAGATGAGAATTACTATGGAAATGGAGAACTTTTTCATTGATTAAACCGTACCTTTCCATGCATGAAAAGACGAAAGGCGGGAACGACCCGACGAAAGTCTGCTAAAAAGCGACAGCTAGGAAAGTACAAGAGCGGATTAGAGAAGAGTTGTGCGGACTTGCTTAGAGAATCTAAGCTCCCATTCAACTACGAAGAGAAGGAATATGTTCTCGTAGACAAGTTTAGGTTTGAAGGCGTGTACCACAAGATGACCGCCAAGAAGAAAACTCTTACCGACCGAAGCAACAGCATGGTGCTACCCATCAGGTATACACCTGACTTCGTAGCCAAGGATGGGAGCTGGATCATTGAGACCAAAGGGTACACACCTTCACACCACGACTTTCCTATGAGATGGAAGCTGTTCTTGAAACACCTTGTTGAGCTAGACGAACCACTACCAATGCTGTTTATCTGTAAGAACACGCAGCAAGTTGTCGAAGCAATAGAAATAATCAAGAATGAACGATCTAAGTGAGAGACTGTTCGCTGCATGCAACCGCATGGGGCAAGCAGTTACAGAGTTCTATGATGAGATCCACCCTGAAGGGGAGCCGGATGTCAGCATGGAAGATCTCGGTCACCTCATACACGACCTGAAGTATTACATCAGGCTGGAGCTGGACCTAGTTAAAGAACTGTTCAAAGAGAAGGATGAACTGGGTTGAGGTAAAAGTCACCGATGAAATCCTAGAACAAGCACAAGTAATGGCTGACCGTATGGGTGCTATCAAGAATAGCATTCGCAAAGGTCAGGGCAATCTTGCTGGGTTCATTGGTGAGCTGATCGTTGAGCACTACATCGGAGATGTTCAACTTCATTCTACGAAGGACCACGACATGTGGTTGTTTCCCCTGTCTAATGATCCGCTTTCTGTAGACGTTAAGACTAAGCAGAGAACGGTGAAACCCCGTGGCGAATACACCTGCCACATCGCTGCTACTAGCGAGCACCAGAGGTGTGACATCTATATCTTCTGTCAGGTAAACCTGAAGCCAAAGCTACGAGCTTGGATACTCGGGTGGATGCCCAAGGAGGACTTCATGGAGAGGTCTGTTGCACTTAAAAAAGGTCAGTCTTTGAAGGACGTTGGGTACAACGATGACGACTTCAAACAAAAGGCTGACGGTAATGTATTGTTAATTAGCGACTTGCGAGATATCAAAGATATACCGTAAATTAGTCGTCCCTTTTTTCACAAAACTTATGACTCAGAAACAAACTATCCCTTGGGGAGAGGTGGGCTACCCTACCTTCAAACGCACCTACTCTCGACCGTTGAAGAACGGCAAGACAGAAGAGTGGGGAGACACTGTAGAACGTGTAATCGAAGCTTGCAACAAGCAGCTCAAGTGTGGATTCAGTACGCAAGAACAGGACGGCATCCGTGAGATGATGCTCAACCTGAAGGGTACTGTAGCTGGCCGCTTCCTGTGGCAGCTTGGCACCAAGACTGTTGATAGGCTTGGCCTACCGTCATTGCAGAACTGTGCCTTCACTGTAGTGGACAATCCGGTTCGTCCATTTACTTGGGCCTTCGAGATGCTGATGCTTGGATCCGGCGTAGGATTCAACATCCAACGTGAGCACGTATACCAGCTACCCAAGGTGAAGCGTAAAGTGAAGGTCACTCGTCTGGATGAGAATGACGCTGACTTCATCGTGCCTGATTCTCGTGAGGGATGGGTGGAGCTTCTGGATCGTGTACTCAGAGCAAGCTTCGAGACTGGTAACAACTTCACCTTCGCAACTCACCTCATTCGTGGTAAGGGATCTGCGATCAAAGGATTTGGAGGGACAGCCTCTGGACCAGAAGATTTGGTGTGGGGAATGCTGGAGATCAACCGCATCCTCAACGAGCGATCAGGGAAGCGTCTGCGCCCTATTGATTGCCTCGACATCATGAACATCATCGGGAAGATTGTAGTGGCAGGAAACGTCCGCAGATCAGCTCAGATTGCTATCGGTGACCACGATGACTTGGAGTACCTGAGAGCTAAGCGCTGGGACTTGGGTGGTATCCCAAACTGGAGAGCCATGAGCAACAACTCTGTTGCCTGTGAGGACATCACCACTCTGCCCGATGAGTTCTGGGAAGGTTACAAAGGTAACGGTGAGCCATACGGTTTGATCAACCTCGCCTCTTCACGTATTCAAGGACGTACAGGTGAGACCCAGTACCCTGATCCTGATGTGATGGGGTATAACCCTTGTGCTGAGCAATCACTTGCTAACTTCGAGACCTGCTGTCTGGCTGAGATCTACTTGCCAAACATCGAGAGCAAAGAAGAACTCAAGAAAGTTGCTACCTTATTGTACAGAATCAACAAGCATAGCCTCGCTATCCCATGTGCTGTCAAGGAGACCGAGGATATTGTACACGCTAACATGCGTATGGGCATTGGTGTGACAGGATACCTGCAAGCTACAGATGAGCAACGTAGCTGGTTGTCAGATGTATACGTCCACCTTCGTGCATACGATAAAGAATACTCTTCTCACCATGATTTTCCTGAATCAATTAAGATCACTACAGTCAAGCCAAGTGGAACGCTGTCTCTACTTGCTGGTGTTACTCCCGGAGCTCACCCCGGATACAGTCAGTACTACATTAGACGAATCCGAATGGCGGCAGATAGTGAACTTGCATCGGTGGCTAGGAACAATGGGTATTTCGTAGAGTATGTAAGAAACTTTGACGGCACAGAGGATCACTCTACTGTCGTTGTCGAGTTCCCCTGCCAGTTCCCTGCTGGAACTATGTTCGCTGATGAC